CCTGAAAGCGTCTTGTTAAACACTAGAGCATTTGCCGTGGCGTAAGTCGTCCCCGTGTCGTTGTGGTAGAGGTAATAACTCACGTTGTTGTTGGTGACGTTGCAGATATTTATCCGCGTGATTTCAGTAGTCGCAAGTGCAGTAAATAACGTCTGAGCGGTAGTCGTCGCAGGCAATACCTGCCCCAACTTACCGCCGAACAGTTCCGACCTATCGCTGACCATTTATCTTTGCCCTCAGGTCTACACCAAAAGCCTTTTCGAACCCTCCAGCAATAGTCACCCGAACTCTGTGGAAACGGGCGCTTCTGCGGATGTCGAAAGCCCCATCGTTGTTCATCGAGACAGAGGGGTCGTAAGAAACATCGTCCCGCTGATTCGCTCGATAGCCATGCTCCACCGTAATCGTGGAAGTGGGGCCTTCGATGATTGGACGGGTTTGGTCAACGTAAGCAATCCGCCCTGGCTGAGCGTCGAACTCTTTGGACTCCAAAACCGCCGTGAGGGGCGCCCCCTCAAACACGCCGGAATTGTTGGAAGAATTGAACCCCGCAATGTTAATTCGGCCAGGGGCCCACACGGGGTCATCCAGAGAAGCAGTGAGCGCGTCTAGGCTGCCTGTAATCGCGTCCAGTCCGTCTAGCGTGTATCCCGAAGCCACATAGGCGTGCAGGGCGTTCGTCTCAAGCTCGACTACTGAGAAGGTTCCAGAGGGCCAGTGGTAAACCAGAATCTTATTAGGTTGGGGAACTTGAGCACCAGCCCCAACGTAAGACCAAAGAACAAGCGAGCGCCGGAGGTCTGCTGCGCTGCTCATGCGGTAGTAATAGTTAGGGTCGGCGTCTTGAAAAAACCACCTTGCTACCTTCCCTGAGCCAAGGTTCTGCGACTGCTCTCCATCGAAGATGTAGATGTCATCGCTGGAGATGTAGAACATGACGTTCCCGGCGTCACACACGGAGCCAAAAGAAACCGCTCCGCGCTTACGCTCTGACGGATAAAACCCGAATGTTGTCGGAGGTCCTTCGCGCTCCATCCGAACAATGCCGCGCTCAAAGAATACGCTTCCCCGGTCTCCGCCAATGATGCGGACAATGGAACCGTAATTCCCTGCTATCTGCTGGTAGTCTGATTGCGTCGTAGGGCTTGGCGTCCATGCAGTTTCATCCCCAAACCCAGACCAGCGAACGGTTGTATCCGAGTCGTCCGTATTCGCCAGAACTACGAAGTCGCCAACCACCGCAATGGACGTAGCCTTAGTCGGGCTTCCAGTAAGATTGCTGAAGCTGGTCCCGCCCATCGTGATAATCTGGACTTCATCAACGCTGTTGGTCGCGATGACCTTATCGCCGAACTTGGCAAAGTCCCAGACAGTCTGAGCGCCTGACGTGTATGCGCCCGAGGTCCTAGATATATCAGACCAGCCCGTCCCAGAAAGGCTGTAGAGCTTTGTCGCGTCTCCCGCGTAGGTATATTCGTTCCCTGCGGTATCCGTGACGCTGATTGCTCCGCGAGCGTAAGCGCTTAGGGATGTGTTAGAGGTTGTCTGAAGGCCATAGAAAGGCAGGAACAAGTCCCCATTGGGAACCACGTTCTTGGCCGTGAGGGAGCCGGGGCTAGCCAGACTTCTTTCGTCTGGCAGCCAAGCCCCGAAAGGAAGTCTCTGTGAGGGCATTAGGCGGCCACCGCCTTAATGACTGCAAAGTTAAACACCGGCTGCTCTGTCGTCGTGCCTCCGGTTGTAGCAAACGAGATACGAAACGAACCCGCAGCCACCGCCGTGACGTGCATCATGTACAGGTCCGTCCCACTCTTCTGGCTGAGTACCACAACGTCAGTCGCAGCCACCGTGCTGTTGGTCACAGTGAAGCTCTGCCAAGTCGCCGTGCCCGCCGCAGAGGCCAGCGTAATTGCGCCGTTCGTCTTGTTTAGCGTGACGCCGTTCGTTCTGCTGGTGGCTTGGGTAACCGCTCCGCCAGTCCCTGTCCCGTAACCAAGTCCGGCAGTGTCCTTGGTCATCGTGAATCCGGTATCGGCCACTCGGCAGACTTCGGCAGCAGTTGCCGCGTTGGCTGCAGCGCCGAATCGAATCGTGCCGCCCCCTGCTGTACCAACAGCAGAGCCCAGGATGTAAGCGCCAACTGTGGCGTTGTCGAGGTCTGGGCTGTAAAACTCGATTTTGCCCATCGGCTGATTGGCGGCGGTTGTGGTATCCGCATCTGTAAACCGAATGACGTTTGACGCGGAATCTCCAACAAGTCCGGTGTTATTTGCTCGGATGTCGAGCATCTGCTGTGGCGTTGTGAACGCGCTCCCGAGGCCAAGGTATCCTTCTGGGGAAAGCGACATCCGAACCGTTGCGCTTGCCCCACCATTGTCTGTCACCGCGAAGTTAAGGCGCGAGGGGATAGAGTTCGTGGCAACAGTTCCGGCTACCTGAGCAGAAATAAGCGCGCCCACATTGAAAGTGGGGGAGGCGTTATTGTCGGAGCCGTTGAACTGAATAATCCCAAGATTATCGCCGTCGGTTACCGTGCTAAGCGTGCCGATGGTTCCGCTCTTGCTCTTGTTAAATACCAAAGAGCTTGAGAAGGAGGCATTGCTTGACCAACTAAAAACCCCTAGCGAACTGTTACCAGCGGTGTTGCCTTGGATTTGATTTGCTGAAGTTGCGGCAGTCGTGATTACCTTGCTTGCAACTGCGGTCGTGTATCCCTGAATTAACTGGCCAGAGCTGTTGACGATAAACGGGGAAGTGTCAGGGTTGGTAGTGTCCTCAATCTCCAGCGAGTTACCCGTGCCAAGCTGCGTGACGCGCAACGCTGCATTGGTGTTGTCGGTAACCGAGATAATGCGAACGGCGGTCACGTTCATGAGCTGGAACTGGGTCCCGTCGTAGACAACCGTATACATGAGGCCAGAGACGATTTCTCCGCCTACCAAGGCCGCCCCATTGAACTGAACAGCCTTAGCCCCCAACGCGCTCACGTTAAGGGTAACGGCCCCCGTGTTCGTTCCACCTGCTTTGAACGTGTACAGGTCGCCCTGAGCATACGCCGTCACCGTCCTGCTTGCGGTCAGCGTAACCGTGTTCGTGCCTGCCGAGGTATTTACCCCGTCAGTATCAGAGCGATATCGACTAACAGCCGCCATGACCTCTCGGGCAGCATCGTTGACGGTCGAGGGCGCCATGCCCTCCGGGAATCCGTTAGGCGGAGCTGCGTTGTTAGAGGCGGCAGTGTTCGACCAGGTCTGAATGTCACTCATAGAATTTTCTCTGAAGCTGGATGGAGAGAGGCCCCTGCGACTGGTGACCACGCAAATACTCAACCGAGGCAAGCGCCGCAGCTTCCTTATACTGATTCGCCCACAATGCTGCTTCGTCCTCGGCCATCAGATACCTATTCGCCCAGAACATTGAGGCGGACAGGTAAACGTCGGGGAATTTGGTCAACAGCCAATTTGTGGTGTTGCTGTCGCTCAATGCCGACACGCCGGGGAAGTAGACTATCTCGTAGGCGTAAGAGTCATCAGGCGCTACGTCAAACTCGAAAACATCCGACATTGCGAAGAAGGCAGGCTTGCCGGTGCCCGAGCGTTGATACTGCCTCAGTTGTTCATCTGAAACGTAGGTCAGGACAGCCGCAGGGTCCGCTGTCAGGGTGAACGAGGTCAGCTCTTGGAAGTCAGCCGGAAAGGCTAGGCTATTTGTGCCGGCGGTCAGGGTTCCCGTCGTGCGGGTCTTGTTTCCCCGGACTCCGCCCATGTTCCCGGCGGTGCGCGGCAGGGGAGGGCGCTTAAACATTGATTCCGCCAACTGGATGAAGTTAGCGGTTTGGGCTGTCGTCAGACTGGAACGCGCAAGCCAGTCTGTAATGGCGCTTTGCAGGTCCGAATAGTTAGAGATTGCCATCTCGGCCCCCTTTTGGTAGGCCTAGATTATACCCCCATTTTTTTCCTTGCAGTAACTCGCATGTCCCGTGCTGCAATGTGGGTTTTGGGCTCCTCTATTGCGATTAGCTCAAAGCCCATATCCTCCAAGACATCTGTCAGCTCAACCATCGACCAGAACCATTTGTGCGTCATCTCGGGGTTCTCGTAGCTCGGGTCTCCGTACATGGCCCACATGGTCATCCGGGCGTCGAATTGTTCCCCGCTCTGAACCCTGTCGAACATATACCCCAGAACCTTATCGAAGCAGGGCATCTCCAAGACAATCTTTCCGCCAGGTTTCAACACCCGCATCCAGTCTTTAAGGATTCCTTCCACCTTCCAGCGGTAGAAATGCTCTAGAACGTGGTAGGCGTGCACCTCGTCCGCGTGATTATCCTCAAACGGCAAAGGCTCGCTAATGTCGGCCTCAAAGTCTGGCCTAATTCCCGACCAGTTGTCTGGGAGGTCCACATTGATGAAGCCCGGCATCAGCTTGTGCCCGCAGCCTAAATTAAGTCTGATAAGACCTTGTTCCATTTTTCCCCCACTGTTTTAGGGCTGAATCGTTCTCGGACGTATGCCTGCGCCTCTGCAATGCGGTCTGTAACGTCCAGCGTCATAGCCATTTCCAAGCCTTGGGCGATGTTGCCGACCCAGATTCCGGGAATCTCTCGATAGGCTGGAAGTTCGCCGCAGACAGGGAACCTCCCCGCCCGGATTGCTGTCACCGCCCTGTTGGCTGACTTGCAGCGCCTGATACCTGTCGGCAAGACCACGGCCCTGCACTTACCTAGCTCCCTTACTAGGGCGTCAGGGCTCCACATCTCGCACCACGGGGCTTCTATGTTCGTCAGGACGCGTAACGGGTAACGGATGTCTTTATGTACGTTGTACAGGTCTGGCAAGTTGATTCGGTGACCAAACCATAGAATCCCCTCGCCTATGCCCGGCGGACTCTCTGGGTGTTCGTAGGGGTCGTCAATGACCACCGCATCCCTGCCCGTTTTGTCATGTATTAGGAGACGCATCGTCTCGCTATTACAGGTAACGACATCTGCCTTCTCGCAGGCTTCTAAGTAGTGCGGGCCTTTGTGCGGGTCGTCGAACCAGTCATCGCAGACATCAAAGACCACCTTCCGGTATTGATACCGCACGGCAGCATTCCAGCGCCAGTTGTGCTTTGAGCAGACAAGGATACCTGTCCCTTGCTTCCATCCTAGCTTGGAAAGTTCCCGAAATGGGATGATGTTCCGGAGCCTTGTCGAGGCGATGGTTTCGTCGGTCTGTTGGAATGTGACGTTCACATAACCCCCAGCTTCTTTAGCACTCCCTCCGCATGAACAGACTTACCCATAAGCTCAATCCATGAACAAGAGGCGTTCATGGACTTAAATTCTTCCTGCCACTCCTCAGCGTAGTCGCACCCTCGGACCTCAGCAAAATGAGGAACGCCCTGGGTGAAGTGCACTAGCTTTGCTGGCGCTTTCTCTTCGTATCCGACGCAGAAGTTCCACTCTTGCGGGATGTCTCCGACGCTCTCGGCCCACTCGAAAGTGCTGGGCTTGGTGTTCTCGTCGTCGATGTATTCAGGGGTTAGCTTCTGACAAAGAGCGTTATCAAAGACCATCAGCGAGGGCCATTCAAAACGCTGTTGGTGCTTTGCGACGTAGACCTCGTGGTTACCGTCCACCAACTTCCCGAGTTCGTGGACATCTCCGAGGGCCAGCATGTCGGAGTCCATGAATACCGAAATGCCTCGGTAATTACAGAGGAACGGGGGAAGGTATCGGGAGAAGGTGAAGTCTGTAAGCCCCCGCCTAGAGATAGGAAGCTGTGGAAGGACTAGGGGAATAATCTGGACGGGCTTAGAGGCTCGCCTGATTATCGACCACTGGAGGACGTTGTAGGAGACCGGAGAGCGCGGATCGATTCCGATAAAAATACGCATTTCCTCAACCTTTCAATGATGTCGTTTATATAGTTATCGTGCCGGCCCAAGAACTGAACGCTCTTGTACCAAGGGGTCTGCTCATGCCAGTGGGGCGTAGAATGCACCGCAACAATGGCAGGAACCCCCAATGCCCCGGCGGCATGGTAAGCCGTCGTCGGCACGCAGACTACCGCATCCAGACAATCAATCAGGGCAATCGTGTCCTCATAGTTGTCTGTCTGGGTTCCCCATGGGAAGTCATGAATCGGGAAGCCCTTGGTGTCGCGCTCTTTATATTCCAAGCTGATGAAGTCCGCATCCACTGATTCAAAGATAGGCCGCCAGTCCTCAAGCTGGACGTTCCGACTGAACCACCCATGCGCGCCTGGCGTTCCTCCAGTCCATGCCACGCCTATCTTGGGGCGCTTGCCTAGACTCCTCAGCAAAGCCGCCCACTGGAACCGTTTAGCAGGGTGAGGGGCAAGGTAAGGGGTTCCCGGAAAGTCCTTCACAGAGCGTCTATAGAACCTCTGTAGTTCGCTCATCGAGCATTGATAGTCGGCGTCTACCTTCCACTCGATTTCCTTCTGGAACTGTCCGCCGTAGACCTCAATCCTTGGAAAGGCAGCCTTGAATACGTCCACCAGCTTAGGGTGACAAACCAACTGTTTGACGTTGGCGCTTTTCAGGGTTGTGCAGAAAGCAATCTGGTCGCCTAGGCCCTGCTCTGCATAAACCAGAAGCCTTCCCTTTTGCCCCTCCCAATCTGGGAGACCATAACTCTGCTTCTCTCTGAATGCCTGATGCCCCATTCCTTTTGCGTAAGCATCCCAGCCCTCTCCGTATCGCTGGGTATGCAGACAAGCAAAGCCAAGAGCCACATGGCCCTGCGGATGTTCCTCCAAGGGAATCGCCTTGCGTGCATATTCCTCGGCCTCCTTGAATCGATAGTTCACCGCATGGGCAAAAGCAATCGAGCGTAGGACGGACGGATTGTCAGGGGCTAGTTCTTCGGCCCTCAGCATGGAATCCACTGGGGCTTTGTCAATCAGGGAGGCTTCGCACGTTCCTCGGACCAGCCAGCAGCGCCAGTCGTCCGGGGCTAGGGCTGTGAGCTTTTCGGCTACCGCCAGAGCAAGAGGGCTCTTCTCGGTATCAATGAGGATTTTCGACATGAGGAGCAATGCCTCGATGTCGTAGGGGTTCCGAGCTAGCAGTTGCATAACCGTATGGCCGGAGAGCTGATAGTCTCCCCGGCCATAGGCTTTTTCCGCAACTTGTAGGTCTAGACTCGTCCCGTTCCCGTTCTCAGGTATCGCCATTCTGGGTCGTTCAAAAGTCGTTTAATACCGGGGGTGTGGTCTTTGTTAAAGACGTCGACCCCGTAATCCTTTTTCCATCTCAGAATGACAGAGTTGGGGATTCTGGCGACGTGCCACCACCCCTCCTTGATTCCTTTACGGGAATATTCATTCAGGCCACCACCACCCCCAACGTCATGCGTTTGGGTGCGTTTGTTGCCTTCAAGGTAATCCGCGACATCCTGTATTTCTTCGATGACCGTCTCTTTCGTCAGGTCATCATAGTGATGAAATACAGAAGTGCGGGTTAGCGGGTCGTAATCAAGAAGCCTTTTTGCCACGCTTCTGACATCCCTGGCCGTCAACAGGAACCATCTTAGACGCTTTGTACGTCTTGGTGATTCCCTTCTTGCTGGCCGAGTTCCACTTAACCATCTTCTTCGCTTTTTCGTATGCCATGTTGGCCTCCAAAAGGGGCGGGGGACGAACCCCCGCCAAGGTTGAGGTCCTTACGACGTGGTAACCGCGTAGACCTTAGCAGAGGCATTCGGGTTATCAGCCACGAGGGTGCACTCGGCCAGAATCATGGAACGGTCGGAGTCGCCGGTCTTGGCAAGCTCAACATTCTGAATCGGTCGCAGGTAAGCGACAGACCAGTATTCGAGGTCAAGAGCGTAGACCTGGTTGGCAGGCATGAAGCGGTCCGCAACAATCTGGTGCTGGCCAAAGTCAGACACATAGATGTCGGCAGAGCCGATGATGGTCGCAGGCCCGGTCTGCTGGTTGTCACGGTACTGGGTCGCAATACCCGCAAACGCCGAGGCAATCTGCTTGTTGAACGAACCAGTGAAGATGACATTCGGCGAGCCGCCATTATCCCAGCACTGCTTAATCGCGGACTTCAGCATGACTTCCGTGAAGGTCGCCGCAGTACCGGAAGTCGGGGCAGTGCCCGGAGCGCCGGAGGTAACGGTCGTGGTGGTCGCGGCGGTGCCGTTCTTCACCTGATTCGTGAAGAGCCACGCAGCAACGCCAGCCATGACGCGCGCGGAGGCAGCAGCACCCGCAGTCGCGGCTTGCGTCCCGAGGAACGTCGCTTCCATGTCGCGCTTCAGTTCCCGGCCGCGCTTGGCAATCTGGTAGCTGAGCTCGTCACGGCGGCCAGCGGTGTCAGAGGCACGCAGGGTGCCAGAGACGCGCGGGACCTTGGTCAGAATCTGCGTGTAGTTACCGAAGCGGCTAGTGGCCGTCGCGGTGTTCGTATTCGCATCATCGCCTTCAACCTGCGCGTTGGTCGCAACAGCCGAATCAAGGCTGTCCGTCTGCCACTCGTGGAAGGTCGAAGTGGCCTTCTTGCGGGTGACGTTGGACATGAAGGGGGTGTCCATTGGCGAGATATCATAGATGATATCTTCCAAGTCCTCGCGCATACCAACAGCGGCGTACCGCTGATAAGTGCCTGTCGGAACTGCCATCTCTCTGTCTCCTTACCCGATCATTCGGGAAATTAGTGCTGCTGCGTCTTTCATGTTTCCGCTCTTTGAGAGCTTGCCACGCAGTGCACGGGTCGTTTCTGTAGCCTGCTCATTCTTAGCGCCGCGAGCCCCCGGTGTGAGGGTCTTTTTGCCAAGTTTGAACACCTTGTTTTTTGCAACCGTAGTCTGCGATTTCGCAAGCCGCATGGCGTCCCTCGCCAGAAGGACCTCTCTATGCGCTTTGATGTTCGAGACATACTGCGGGCTATACCCGCGAGACAAGAGGAACTGTGCAATCTCGGCTTTTTCTCGTGCCGCGACCTGCTGGTCCCTCCATTCCGGGATGGCCTTGTACAGTAATTCAGCCTCTCTACCCAGAAGCTCCCGCTCCTGAGAAGCCATGATTTGCGCCTGCTCCCGCTGCGCGTTTTCATACCGTACTGCCGCCTGCGCCCGTAGGTTCGCCAGTTCGCTCTGGCGCTCCTGATACTGCATTCTCAATGCAGCAAATTCTGCCGGATTGTTCTGTCGTAGCCAATCCCAGTTAATCTGGCCCATCTCCTGAAAGAACTGGTTCTCAACGTACCCAAGCAGCTCTGCCGCTTGGTGCTCTTTCTGTTGGAGGGCTTGCGCAGCCTGCGTCCACTGCTGCTGAAGCTGGTTTCGAGCGTGTTCTACTTTGGCCGACTCTGCCCGCAGCTTTTCCTGTTCTTTGTAAGCGTCTTTGAGCTGCTCGATGGTCGCCTGCTTCGGGCCATCTGGCGTGTCCAGGTTGACCTTCAGGGCATACAGGTCGGAGGGGTCTGCATCGAGGTATTCGGCGAGCTGGTTCCACTCGTCAATGGTCATCTCATCTGCTGGTTCTTCCGATGCTTCCTGCGGAGCCTCCTGTGGGGCCTCCTGTGGAGCTTCGTAAGATGCCTCTACAGGCGCTTCCGAAGATGCCTCGATAGGCGCTTCCTCTCTCGGGCGCTCAGACTCAGGGGTTAGGTAGGCCGCAATCCGAGCCTCTGGGGTCGCTTGCTGTTCGCTCATTTGTTCAACTCCTCAACTTGTTTTGATGCCATCTTGCCCGTCACTATGACCGACTCAATGTGATTCTTAATCTTCTGACAGACCTGAAACGCAAGCCACAAGGTCTCGCGCTGTTCCTGTTCTTTAGCGCCACTGGCTCGCCATGCGGCCATCAGCTTTTCTTCGTAGGATGACCACGCCTCAGACCATAGAGGGGAACGCAGGATGCGCTCTGCCTCATGGCCTCGGGCTATCTCTTTATCAAGACTTGGCAACGCGGCGCTCCACGATTTCCTTGATCAAGCCGTCCTTGTCCCGGACCACTTCTTTTCGGACTTCGCTGTTGTTGATTTGGTTTTGCAAAGAGGCAATCTGGTCGGCCATCATCGCCAGCATATAGTCGCGCTGGTCTGGGCCTTTCTCTTCTTCCTTGTCCTCCTCTTCCTCCGGCTCTTCCATCTCTTCTTCAGGCTTCTCGGGCATCATGGTGTCGTAGGCGAAGATTTCGGTAATCTCCGGCTCGCCCACAAGGATTCCGCCAGGAAGGAAGTCCTTCATCTCCTGCATAGACATCTTGGCCGCGTCGAGGCCCGCCTTCTGGTCGGCGATGTACTTGTCGAGCGCCCGGTCCTTGGACTTGCTTATCTCGGCCATCTGAATCTGGAGCAACTTAAGATCGTTCTCGGTCTGGCGTCGCTTCATCTCGACTTCCATCGACAGGAGCTTCGCGTTCGAGTCTGCCGAGTCCTTCATCCCCTTCAGCTCGTTCTGCAAGGTGGAGATTTCACGCTTGAGACGCTGCTCCTCAATCTTGAGCATCATCTCGGCCTGCATCATCCGCTCTTCGGCGGCCACCTTCTGGGCGTCAACCTGAGCCCTTGCCATCTTGGACTGAGCGTCCAGCATCATCGCCTCTGCCTGTACTTGAGCCGCCATTGCGGCTGGGTCTGGCTGCGGCGGCGGCGGGGGCGGGGCCATCTTGGGGTCCATGAAGAACAGCTCAGGCGTGAGGCCCATCGCGCTGACCAGTTCTTTGTTGGCCATCCACATTTGTTCCGGCGCTACTAGCGACCCCATCGCTCCCGCCGCCGCGTACTTCTGCTGAAGGTCAATAATCTGCATCATCCCCATTACGCGGCGTTCACGGCTCTGGTTGCCCATGCCGACGCGCACCGTAATGTTCTCGCGCTCTCGCCACTCTCCGGGGTTTACCGGAACCCAGCGATTGCGGAGCTTCAGGACCATTTCCCGGTCTTGGTTCTTGCTCAGGATTTCATGGATATCCTTGAACAGGGGGACGAAGCCCACCTCGGCCATGATTCGGGCAATCATCTCGATTTTCATGCGGGCCGCGTCGTAGGCCAGCGCAGCCACCCCGGTATTCACGTTGCTGAGGGCGTTCTTATCAAGGCCAGCAACCTCGTCGCCAACGCCCGTGCGCTGCTTGATTTGCTGGTCCATGTACTCCATCAGCGGGAATGTTTCCTGCGGCAGCGGAGAAGCAGGGAGCGGAGTCACATAAGCCCCAACGCCTTGGTCGCCGCGCACCCGGATAACCCCGCCAGGGCGGCTTGTCAGCAAGTCGTCCATGTTCACGAACTCATCGTTCACGATTGTCCGCGAGTTGTTGGCTAGGTAAGTGTTATCCAATACCTGCCGCAACAGGGTGGACTTGATGTGCTGAATGTCCATCGTCAGGTCTGCGATGGAGAGTCCATAGAACTTATGGGTGAGGATGACCGGGGTTGCTGTAGCAAATGGGATACGGTCGACCTCTTCCACATCTAGCAGGGTCGCCGAGCCACCGCCATCAGGGTCGCCCGCGTAGGTCACCTTTAGGAGCTCGTCTATCCCGTCGTCGTTCTTGTCGAGGTAGAGATAGCACTCGGTAATCCAGTAGGTGTCTCGGGTATAAACGGTCGCGAGACCTTCGTCGTCTAGGCGGTCTCGGGCAATCTTTTCAGGGGTATCTACGTCGTCAGAAGTCGGGAGGCTCTCGACCAGCTTGCGGTCGTACCCTGCTTCAATAAGCTCGCTCTTCGACTTCTGGACCCGCATATAACAAGAGCGCGCATCCTTAGCATAAGGACTAGAGGCGTCCCGGCTAATCCCGAAATCTTCAGGGGCTACGGGCTCAATGCGGACTCGGCCCTTGTTCTTGGTGACCTTGAAAGCCGCCGACATAGACCCATCTTCTTCTACAGTGACCTCGATAGGCTCGCGGGTCACCGTTGGGTCAGACATAAGCTGAAGGATGCTCAGCTCATCAAGGCCGGTGTACTCCTCCCGCTCCTCGATTTCGGCATCTTCCCACCAGATTTTCAGGATGCCGTTCTTCGAGAGAAGGGCGTCCTTCAGAAAGGTATAGGTGTTGTAGAAGCCCTTGTTCTGCTTCCAGTAGACGTAGTTAACCACGTCCGTTTCCTGCTCGGCCTGCTCTTCATCCTCCGGCCCAACGGCGTCGAACTGAACCATATTGTCCGCATCGCAGAAGATGCGGACCAAGCTCGGCAGAATCCACTCAATGGTCTCCATGACCTCCCGAGTGATAACCTGACTCCTGCCCTCAGCCTCGTCCCCGTACTGCTCGCCGAGGTAGTAATCAAGCGCGGCAGCCCGCTCATTGGAGATTTCAGAACCCCAGCGCCCGATGGTGGAGGTCACCTCCATCTGGGCCTTGGCGAGAATCTGCGAGTCAGTCAGCTTGGGCATTTTTCTTCCGCCTGGTTTCGACAGAATCAAGCCTGACTTCTAGCGCCTGCATTGCGGCCTTAACCGCTGTCAGTTCAGCACTCAATTCTGCAATTCGTTTTATCAAGTAGGCGGTGTTCACAAGATGCCCCTGTTTGAGTAGCTAATGGGCTCCCATCGCTTTTCGGTCCGGCCCTTGTGCATTGCGCCAACCCTGAACGCATCAGAACCATGCGAGGCCCAGTCGTGGACGGGCCTTAGCCGGTAGGTTCTGCGCACCTCGTCGTACTCCGCTCGATAGTGCCTAAGCGCGTTCAATCCTGCTGCACAGTGTAACGCATCGAACCAGCAATTCGGCAGCATTTTTCGGACTGCCTCAATACCATCCTCAATCCGGTGCTGGGCCTGCACAACCGGCTTTTGTCCCATCAGGTCGTTGAGGGTATCCACCCGAGTCTTGCCGGTGTCTAGGCTGCGCTGCTTGGCGTCGTGAGGCAGGACAATATCCCCCAGCGTCCACTTGTTATCTCTAGACCTCCCAAGGACTACCTGAGCGTAATGGCTTAGGGGTTCTGAGTTGTTTTCGTAGTAGTCCAGAAGTCGTATTTCCGGACCGACTCTTTGGGCAAACCATATTGCCGTTGAGTCTCCAATACCAAGGTCCCACCAAGTTTCAACAGGGTATCCTGGGTCCGCATTGACGTTGCGAAATCTTCCTGACTTTTCTGCATCTTCGAGCAGACGGCCGTAATAAGCTCCGACAATCGCAGCGGTCCAGCTGCATTCGAACTCTTGGGAGTATCGCTCTTCACTCAGTTGTTTCCTTTGGTCCTCAAGTTCGTCCTCGTCCACATACCCGGTTTCACTGGCCCGGTGCACCACCACATACCAATCCGGGTGTTCCCGATACTTGTCGTAGAGCTGGAAAAAGGCATTGTGACCCATGGGGGTGCCGATGAAGGTCGCCCTTCCCTTCCGGTCTGCCAAGGCTGGGCGGATGATTTCTTCCCATGTCCGCTCTGACATCTGGGCATATTCGTCGAGAGCTACGGCATCCAGATAGATACCTCGGAGGCTGTCGGGACTGTCCGCTCCGTAAAGCGAGATGCGGCCTCCATTCGGGAAGTCCGCCCTCAGTTCAGCTTGGTTATAGGTCATCCCCGGAATAGCTCTGGTGAACTCTTGGAGGTAGTCCCAAGCCACCGCCTTAGCTTGCCGGTACAGGGGCGCGATGTAGGCCCCTCGTGGCCTTGGCTTCTGGCAAGTGATGATGTCCCGCACTAGGTCGTTCAGCACCATAACCGTCTTGCCGAACCGTCGATGGCAG